ATGCTCAGCGTTTGGCCAACAACCGGCGCGGCACTGAGCTGCACCTGTGTAGCACTCGTCCAGGTGTAGTTGACGCCATCGGCCAGCAGCTGCGTGTACCCGCCGCTCTGCAAGCTCAACCCGTAGTACAGCTTGACGTGTGCCCGCAGCAGGTACGGGAACGGCACTGTGAACGTGACCGTTGACCCGTTGCCCGGGTACTGCACGTAGGAGAAGGGCACGGCTAGGTCTGCAGGTCTGTAGACCTATTGTGCCGAAACGCCCAGCCCCTTCAAGAACTTGCCGGTTTCCCTCAGTTCTTCCACCGCCTGCTGGTTCTGAATGATCGTCATTTTGGTCTTGGCCTCGCTCCATTCCTTGGCGGGCTGGCTGGTGCCGGCTGCAGCGCGACGTTCCAGCTCATCCTGCGTCAGCAGGTCGTAGTAGTCGGTGACACCGCGGATCAGCTTCTGGGCAATCTTCTTCCGGCGCAGTGCCGGCGGCAGGCCGCCAGGAGGGGCGGATGACAGCTTGTCGTCGTCTTCCAGCCGTTGATACCAAGGGCTGGTGAACAGGGCATAGAGGGCCTCCTTCTTGGTGCGGCCATTGGTGAGACGATCAAGGAGCGTGAGAGGCAGGCTGCCGCCGCCATCTTTGCGAATCCTGATCCCGTCACTGGTGACCGTCTCAATGGGCATCGAGAACCGCGCGTCAACGCTTTTATTCTCAGTGCCCATGCGAGCTGATGGCGGCAGATCGGCGGGCGCCTTGATCTTGCCGTGGATGTTGTTGTACTCCTGCTGGAGGTCATCTGACATTGCGATGCCATCCAGCTTCCGCTCAAGCAGCGGCTTTGGCGGGTCAAGCATGTCCTGCGTGTCGAGCTCGCTGTAGACCACATCGTTGACCTTCCCCTTAGGCCAGACGGCCGGGAAGAACATCGGGAACGCGCGGGACAGGTTGATGCCAAGGACGTGCCCTCGCGGTGTGCCGAGGTGATCGACCTCTTTGCGCTTGGCACCCAGGGCGCCCGCCGCCAATGGAATGGTGTCCATCAGGAAGTTGCGCAGGAACTGCTCTGCCTTCGCTGTCGCGTCGTCCAGTCCCAGCAGGTATTCCTGGTTGGCCGTGCTCGGTTCGTCGCGGTAGAAGCTCTGGCGGTCCATGCCGAGAGCACGCTCGAGATTTCGCTCTGCACCGATGAATGGGATTTGACCAGCACCCATGAAGCCGACGAACTGGCTCAGCTTCTCTCCGGCTTTCTCCGTGCCAGACAACATGGCTTCAAGCAGCAAATGCAGCTGCTGCACGCCGGCCTGGCGCGTGATGTGGCTGGTCAGCACCTTCATGGTTGTCATCGCCAGCTCGTTGCCGTCGTAGTCGTTGGTCAGGGCCGATGTCGCCGCGTCCTTCACGTCCTTCCAGAGGAACAGGACATTGAGAACCGGGAAGCCGCCGAGCTTCATGCCGAACAGCGTGTTGCGTCGGTCAGGGTCAGGATCGGTCCCGCCGCCAACCTGACCGGCCGCGTCAAGCACGCCGAACGCTGCCAGCAGGGCCCCGCTCATCACCCACCCGGCCTTGACTCGAGCGACCAGTTCCGGCGATGCGTCCTTGCCGGCGTTGATCATCTTGATCGTGTCGATCACGCCGAACGTGGCCAGGCGGTGATCAAACAGCAGGCCCATGAATGGTGAGCGCCAGTACGGCATCACGTAGCGATCCACCATCCAGTTCTGGCGGAGGCCCATCATTCCCCGATCCAGCGCCTCACTGGGGTTGCCGGTTGGTGCGTCCTGGAAACGCATCTCGGAGGAGTACCGCAGCGCTTCCACCGATTCCGGTGTGGCCATGGTCGGGGCGCCGGCCATGTTGCGCTCGGCAAGCATCGCCCCAATCTCGTCGTCAGTGAAATCGCTGCCCTTGAGGCCGTTCTGCTTGCGGAAGGCCTTGATGTCGTTTTCGCTTGGCGTCGCCTGGTAGATCGCTTCATCGAGCTGGCGTTGCACCCATTCCGCCCTGGTCCGGTCGTCAAACAGCCCGAGCTGATTGCCCTCCATGCGCGCCTTGACCTCGAGGTCGGCTTTCAGCTTGAAGAGGTAGTGGTACTTGCCAAACACCTCATCCACGCCAGCCATGGCCCGCAGGGCGGGTTTCCATGGGGTGTAGAGGTCAATGTCCTTCGCGCTGATGCGTTGGATCCCCTCGCCTCTGGAGAGGCCAAGGGCAGCCACCGATGCCTCCAGCCGGTTCATGCCCGTGTAGAACGTGCCGCCTGGCTTGGTGAGGAACAGGATCCGCGCCGCGGCCTGCAGCTTGTTGGTGAAGATCCCCATGTTGTGCGGGTTGCCCAGCCGCATGGCCCAGTTAGAGCCAGGCCGGTACGGCATGTCGAGGATGCCCTGCATGTCCGCGATCTCCTGTTCATTGGTGAGCAGCCGCTTGCCGTAGGTGTCGAGGTTGCCGCTGTAGTGGCTCACGCCGTTCTGGAACACCCGCTGCAGGTCACGGCTCCAGGTGGCGCGCAGAGTGGTCCAGGCGTAGTTGTGGGCCTCGCTGCTGATCTTCAGCGCTTCCATCAGTGGGGCGCGGGTGAGTTGCGTGCCGATCGGCGTTAGGCGGGCGCCGTTGTAGAAGGTCTGCTGCACCGGCCCAAAAATGGCCATCACGCCGTTGCTGCCGATGTTCAGGTACTGCGAGTTGAGGTTGCCAAGCTGGCTGTCCTTCACCAGCGCCGTGCTCATCCGCATGTGGGTGTTGAACCAACCCTTGTCCAGTCGAGACTTCGGATCCAACCCATCAATCTTGGTGGTGTCGATCAGGAAGTCCAGCTGTTTCGAGTCGCCATTGTCGATCGCATCAACGACGCGAGCGAAGTGTTCGTCGGCGCCGAGATCCTTGCCGGTCATGCCAATGGCGTCTGTCACGCCTTGCTCGAACTCATCGCCAAGGTCCAGGCGGAACTGTTCAAGATCGAGAATGTTCTCCTGCTGGCTGCGCAGTGCTTGTGCGTGCCTTCTGGTGACGAGGTTGTTGTGGCGCTCCATCACCAATGCCAGCTTGTACTGGCGGAAGGCATCTTGCATCAGCTCCGGCGGTGGCTTGGCACCGGGAATGGCTTTCGCGTAATCCCGAATCTGCTCAAGGGAGTCGAGGTAGACCCGTTTGGTGCGATCGGCCCAGAATCGCAGCCACAGCTTGTTCTCCACGGCGTTGATTGCCGGGGCGGTCTTGACCGCTGCTCGAGCCAGCAGGTCAGCATCACTGGCGCCCAGATCCCGGTAGTAGTCGCTCACCAGCTCGATCAGCTTTTCCTTGCCATAGCGGCGGGTGACGAAGGCGAAATCGTCTGGCGCGATCCGTTCGTGGGTGATGCCAAGCGCTTCCGCAAAGCGCGCGTAGTCCTCGCGGGTGGAGAGGTCAACCTCGCGGATCAGGCGGTCGTAGTTCTGGAAGCGGCCTTCGCTGCCGAGCGGTCTGGTGCGTTGATCCAGGCCGCGGCCAACAAAGTCATCCACCTGTTTCGATGACATGGTGGCGGCCAGCTGCTGATAGCCGCGCTGGACATCCGCCGTGTCCATTTCGCGGGGTGTGCCATCCCGGCCGGGGATGATCACGCTGTCGCCAGGAGGTGCCGAGACGCGGGTCCATGCAGCGTTGAGCTGCCGGTCGATGCCTTCCAGCTCCTGCTGCAGTTCGCGCTTGCGCTGCTGCAGTTCCTGGTCGCGCTGGAAAGCGTCGTCGCAGTTGTTGGCGGTCATGGTCAGCAGCCCTCCTGTTCGGCCTTGCGGCGGTTGTCGATGATCTGTTGGTCGAGGTCGTCAATCTGGCGTTGAAGCCGCTGTTGACTGGCCTTGGTGGGCATCTTGAGGCTCTCATCAAACAGGGCTTGGTTAAAGCCTTGCTTTTCTGGCTGATAGTCTTTCAGAGGGTTTCCATAAAGGTTGTAATCTTCCCAATAACCAATCTTGGCCTCTCGATTAAGTCCATACATGGTCCTGAAGTTGCCAGTAATTCGATCGGGCCGGTAAACATGAACCGTCTTCGTCATTTCACCACGCGCCGCCCGCTCAAAGACCGACGAGATTGACTCAAATCCCCGTCCTTGGAACAGGTTGACGGTGCGTTCGACAAGATCAAAAACTTTGTTAACCGCACCAACAATCGCTTTAGCTGCTTCATAGATTCTTTTGCCGACTGGCGTTGCAAGGTCTTCATCTGTAACTCCAGAATAGTTTTTGAGAATGTACTGAACCGGGTCTTTGCCTTGGGCGCGAGCCGCAAAGACTCTGGCGGCAGCCTCGGTCAGCATCTCGTCGTAGGCAATCGTCTTTTGGTCGCCCCCGTAGTCGGCCGTCGCCTGGCGCACCTTGAAGCGGGCCAGGCCCGTGTTCAGTATGGCCATGTCCTTGTCGGACATTGCCATCCGCGCGATGCGATGGAAGCTCTCATGGAAGCCGGTTTCAAGTAACTGGTCAAACGGCTCCTCCATGTAAAACTCGCCGATCTTGCCAACCTGTCGGTACAAATGAATAGTGTCCTTCCACCACTGGTACATGCCAGCAACGTCGCTCATGTCATTGCCGCCTCCCCAGGCCGCGTTCTGCTTTGCCATTTTGTAGGTGTCCAAAACCCGAATCCGCACGTCCTCGCCGACGACCTTGCGCCAGGCTTCAAGCATCTGCGGCAGCCGCTCGGTCACATTGGCTCTGGTCGCCGCGTTTTGGGCCTCAAGCGACGCACGGATGGCGGCGATTTGGCCTTCGATCTCGGCAATCCGATCCCCCATCCCGCCGACTGACTGGCGACCGACTCGCTGAGTGCCGGCGCTTCGGTCGAGCCGCCACGGTTGCGCCGGCAGTTCAATCTGCCCGGGGTTGCCCTTGGCTGCCTGTTTCAGCGCCGCCCGCACCGTCTGCCCATGGGCTACCACCTCGTCAAGATTGAGCCCTGCCTCCTTGACCACCTGGCGGAACTTGGCGGCCGATTTGCTGGGCTTGATCGCATCGTTGGCCAGCACGTAAGCCGTGCGATCCAGGTCGGACTGGAAGGTGATGGTGTTGCGTCCGTAGCGAGGCGATGCCTGGCGCAGATCCTGCGGCAGGAGTAGCTCTGGCTGCGACGCGGACAACGCCAAGCGGACGGGCGCCGGGCGGACGGGCGCCGGGGCCAGCTCATCCAGTCCCTGGCGGATGTTGGCCATCG